GAAAGACCTGAGTCAGAAAAAGGTTCAAGACCTACTTCTTACTCATCCTAATAACATCCAAGAAGTCATGATATATTTTTCACCTGATAAAGGTGGATTACCTCTATGCACGTATGGAAAACCAGCGGGCCAAATAACTATTCTACCAGTTTTAGGTTTTACTCTTTTAGAAAAATGTAAAAACTCTGTTTCGCCACCATCTTTTATATCATTTAAATAAACAGAAAAAACAAAAGCTCTATGAGAATCTTCAAAACCTTTATTATGTTCTACGTGCCAAACATGATATCCTTCTGTAGGTAATGTCTTTTGAATTTTTAAACAAGTAAAACGAAAAGATTGATCGTCTCCACCATAAGCGTTTGCAGCACCAGTATTTTTTAAATAATGTTTCCAAGCTAAATCAAAATTAAACATAAGAAGTTTGCAAGAGTTCCACCAAACTTCAACATTACCACCATTCATAAAAAGTTGTTGATCTTGTTTATCTAATATACTTGATTCTTCAGACCCTATTCTATTAACTGTTTTATTAAATTTATTTTGTTCTTCAAATAATTTGATGGCATCGTCACACATTTTTTTATCAATGTAATTATCGTAGATGCCAATAAAATTAGTGATATTTACGGTTTTATCCATTATAATTTTGAGTCTTTCATTATTTATATAACTATTATATAACAAATTATATGCTACAAAAATTAAAATTCAAGGCTGGATTTAATAAACAAGACACAGAATCAGGTGCAGAGGGTCAGTGGACAGATGGTGATTTTGTTAGATTTAGATATGGACTACCAGAAAAAATTGGTGGATGGCTACAATTAACCTCAGCTCAAAAAACTTTACCAGGAGCAGCCAGAGCACAAGTTGCTTTTTCTAGTTTTGCTGGGGAAAAATACGCAGCTATTGGTACTTCTCAAGGTTTATTTTTATATTATGGTAATGATTTTTTTGATATTTCACCTTTAGATACAGCTATAACTGGAGGCACTTTAACAACCGTTAATAACTCTAATGTTATAACTATAAATAAAGGATCTCACGGTTTGGCTGTTGGAAGATATGTTACATTGTCCAGTGTTACCGTTACAGGTGCATCTGATTTTACAGCTGCAGAGTTAGAACAATCTTACGAAATATTAACCGTGCCAGACATAGATAAGTTTACAGTTCAAGCTTCACGTGTTGAAGGTGGAACAGGTATGACTGCAGCGGGAGCTGTAACCGTTAATCCTTACGTTGAAGTAGGACCCACAACACAAACTACAGGTTTTGGTTGGAGCACATCTACATGGGGAGCTTCGACTTGGAATACACCTAGAGCTACAAGTGATGTAACTTTAGATCCAGGAAACTGGAGTCTTGATAACTTTGGTCAAGTATTAGTTGCAACAATTTTTAATGGTGAGACTTTTACATGGGATGCAGGGGCTTCTAATGCTAGAACTCTAAGAGCATCTAAGACTACAACTAATTTTCAAACTACAAATAACCCTACTAAAACTAGATTTACACTAGTATCTGATAGAGATAGACACTTGTTTCACTTTGGGACAGAAACAACTATTGGAACTCCTGCAACACAGGACCCTATGTTTGTAAGATTTTCTAATCAAGAAGATTTAAATACTTATGCACCAACGTCTACTAATACTGCAGGTACTTTTAGATTAGATACTGGTAATGAAATACGAGCAGCTTTACAAGGTAAAGATTATGTTTTTGTTATAACAGATTTAGCTGCGTATCTTATTCAATTTGTTGGTCCACCATTTACATTTAGTGTTAGACAAGTGGGAACCAATTGTGGATGTATAGGTCAACATGCAGCCTCTTTTATTAATGGTGTTGTATATTGGATGGGAGCTGAAGGTGGATTTTTTGCTTTTGATGGAACTGTTAAATCATTAGGGTCACTGGTAGAGGACTTTGTATTTACAACAGATGGAGATAATTTAGGATTAAATTTTAATTCTAGAGATGTTGTTTTTTCTGGTTCAAATAATTTATATACAGAAGTAAATTGGTTTTATCCTAAAGCTGGATCTACACAAATTGATAGGTGTGTAACTTATAATTATGCTGAAAATATATGGACCACATCGTCTTTAGATAGAACTACGTATCAAGATCAAGGTGTATTTGATGCACCTTATGCAACAGATTATGAAGACACCTCTACACCTGTGTTTCCTGATATATTAGGAATAACTAATCTACATGGTGCTTCTATTTATTATGAACACGAACAAGGAACAGATCAAGTAAACAGCGCAGGCACAACAGCTATACCTGCATTTATTAGATCTGGAGATTGGGATATTACATCTAGAAGAAGTGCTTTAGGTCAGGCAACTGGTATTGCAGATTACAGAGGAGATGGAGAATTTTTTATGGCCGTAAGACGATTTATACCTGATTTTAAATATCAAACAGGCAACGCTAAAGTAACTTTATTTGTGAGTTCTTATCCAGACGACGTAGCTGTAAGCTCACCATTAGGTCCCTTTACAATAACTTCAACTACTGATAAAGTAGATACTAGAGCCAGAGGTAGATTGGTATCTATTAAAATAGAAAATGATGCTACAGGTGAAAGTTGGAGATATGGAACTTTTAGACTTGATGCACAACCGGACGGGAGAAGATAATGGCGGATTTGGGTTCATATAGAAGTGGTGCTATTTCAGATGAAACGTTAAACGTCATGGCAAATAGTGATGAACCTACTATTAGAGCACAAGCACAAGCTATTATAGATGCCTCTAAAAAACAACAACAACAATTAGGTTTTTTTCAAAAATTAGGTAATTTTTTAGGTAACACATTTGGTATGAGTAAAGCAGGGGCAGCAGAACCTGATGACCTTGATATGCTTGCTTCTTTAAAATCAAACCAAATAGGTTCTTTTAATAGGCCTAATATGTCAGATATAGCAGGTATTACAAACACCCCTCAAGCAAGTCTTTTTACAAATGATCAAGCTGCCCTTTTAGCAGACACAGACGATGCAGGTATTGAAGAAGAGTATTACGAACAATTTCCAGAAACAGGTACAATTAAAAGTGGGATACAAGGTTTGTTTAATAAAGTAAAAGGATCTAGATTAGCACAAGCTTTTTTAGGTGGAATTAATCCCATATTTGGAGGAATAGTAGGTCTTTTAAATACTCCAGGTCTTTCTGATTTTAGAAAATCATCTACGTTTGCAGATTTTTTACAAGCACGAAGAGATAGAAAAGCTAGAGAAGAAGCTGCAAAAATAGGTGCTGCAAAACAAAAAGAAATTATTGCTGGTCAACAAGTGGATACTGGCGATGGTATTGGAGGTGAAACAATAAGCGGGACGTTTGGAGCTTCAGTAAATGATCCTGGTAGCTTCAGTGATTATTCATAATGGCTAAAATAACTAATTACATACCTGATCCAAAACCAGAATACGATGTAGAAAATCAAAGACAGATATTAGACTCTTTAACTACATTACAAAATCAATTAAATTTTTCTTTTCAAAAAGATTTAAAAAACGAACAAGATGCATTTAATTATTTTTTATCATGAGTATATTTTATAAAAATCAAGGTTTTAAACAATCTGGTACAGGTAAAACCACCGTGCTCACTTGCCCTACGGATGGGACAATTATAGTTAAAAGTGTTTATGTTGCAAACAACGATGCTTCCTCAGCTATTTTAGTAAACATGAATTTTGTTGACTCATCAGATTCAAGCACTGAATACGAATTTTTTAGAGACGATGTCGCTGCTAAATCGCAAGTAAACGCTTCACCTCAAGGCTTGAATTTAGAAGCAGGTGATGCTATAACGGTGCAAGCAGCTACAGGTAGTAGTAAGATACAAGGCCTGATAAGTTATGCTTTAATAAATAGAGAGAATGAAAACGGATAATTTACCAAAAATAGATTGTACAACAATCGTAACATATAGAAATACAAAGACCGGAGAGATTTATAAAGATAAGAAAGAAGGACCTGATATTGTGCAAGACGTCACCGTGCAGGTTACTAATAAAGGTCTAGAAATGTTTCAGAAAGTAGTAAATGAAAACAACAAATCAAAATCCTAAGGGCGGAACAGAATTACAATTTGAGTATTTAAAACAGCACGTTGATAAAAATTTATTAGATCAAGTGCAGATATGCACTTCAGTGCCAGAAAAAATACCATTGCATCCAACTAAACCAAATATACTTTGGCAAAAAAATTCTTACGATCAACCTAATTTAGCTCCTTGGTTTAAAAATCCTGCTAATCATAATAAGTATGATTGGTATGTTTTTAATTCACACTGGACATATGAAAAATTTAGATACAATTTTAACATACCTACAAATAGATGTGTGGTTATTAAAAATGGTATTGATAAAATATTAAAAGCCCCCTTTTATGAAAAGGGCCAACCTATAAAGATAATACATCAAAACACACCTTGGCGTGGTTTATCTGTATTATTAGGTGCAATGCAATTAGTAAAAAATCCTTTAGTAACGTTAGATGTATATTCTTCTACAGAAGTTTATGGAAAAGATTTTTATACAGCTAACGATCACAACTATACAGAACTTTACGAGCAAGCAAAAGCTTTACCTAATGTAAATTACATAGGCTACAAATCTAATCAATATATAAAAGATAATTTAAAAAATTATAATATGTATGTTTACCCAAGTATATTTGAAGAAACTTTCTGCATATCTCTACTTGAATGTATGGCTGCAGGTTTATATTGTATTGTGAGTGACTTTGGTGCTCTATATGAAACAGGTGCAGAGTTTCCTATGTACATACCATATGATACTAATCATAGAGCCATGGCACAAAAGTTTGGTTTTGGAATAGAACAAGCATCACATACTCTTGGTCAAAAACAAATACACGATCATTTAGATTCTCAATCTAGATATGCGCATATTTATTATAACTGGAATAAAATAGCTATGCAGTGGACAACTTTTTTAAAAGGAGTTATTAGTGCAAAATCCAAATAAACCTATATGGTTCAATAAAGAAAAAAACGTGGAAGTAATAGATTTATCACCTGATAGAAGAAAATCACCTCATAGGATAATGGTATGCACACCTGTGCATGGTAACGTTTCTATGCACTACACCCAAGCAGTATTAAAATTTCAACAAGATTGTATACTACGAGATATGTTAGTCAGCTTTACCTTAATGCAATCTTCTTTGGTTACCCAAGGTAGAAACCTATGTGTAGCAGAAATGTTAAATCATGAAGATGGTTACACACATTTATTATTTATAGATGCAGATATTGATTTTAATTTTCAAACTATAGAGACAATGTTAAAAGCAGACAAAGATGTTATTGCCTGTCCATACCCAATGAAGTCTTTAGATTGGGATAAAATATTTCAAGAAAAAGATAAAGCAAAAAATAAAGATCAACTTAAAAGACCAGGGTATACTTTTCCTATAAAACTAGAAGATCAAAATTACATACAATCTAATCATGGAATCGTTGAGGCTACGCACGCCCCTACAGGATGCATGCTTATAAAAAGAAAAGTATTAGAAGACATGATAAAACAATATCCTGAATTAAAGATATATCAGCCTACAAATATTAATGGAAAAGAAGTTAAAAAAGAAAATTTTTATAACTTTTTTGACACTATTCATGACCCTAAAACTAAACGTTACTTTGGTGAAGACTTTGGTTTTTGTCAAAGATGGACAGATATGGGGGGTAAAGTATATCTATATATTATGGATTATATAACTCATGTAGGTGAGCACCAATACTGCGGTAGGTTTTTTGACAACCTAAAACCAGCTATTGACGATAAGTAAAAAATCAAATAAAGTGTGATATTTCAGGATAAGTACGCCTGCCCTATAAATTAAATTTAGACAAAATTATGGCAATAACAGATACTAAAAAAGCAAAAGAATTCGAAGCAGGTGCACCAAATATTATATTAAAAGGTGATTTAAGACCTAATCAAATGATGGCTTCTGGGCCAGATATGACTGATTCAATAAATGAATTAGCTTTAGAATTATTCGGTAAAGAGTTAAGACTATTAACAGAGGAAGAAATGGATATTCTTAATGATGAAGCTCAAAGACTTATGCAAAAATTTATGGCTGATGGCGGTAGAGTACAATATGGTTTAGGTAGTTTAGTTAAGTCTGTTGGTAAAGGTATTAAAGGTGTTGTTAAAGGTGTAGCTAAAGGTGTTAAAAGTGTAGCTAAATCAGATTTAGGAAAAGCAGCATTGGCTGCCGCTGCATTATATTATGGTGGACCTAAAGTAAAAGGTTTCTTTGAAGGTATGAGTTTACCAAGTTTACCTAGTTTTGGATTAAGCAAAAAAGGAAAAGGCACACTAGCTTCATTTGCAATAGGGTCTTTAGGATCAGCTGCATTATCTGCAGCAGAAGCAGGTGGATTAGATTCTAGTGATCCAAACGCTGAAGTAGACTTAGACTCATTAACTGGTTATTTAACAAGAGGATATAAAAATTTAAATCCTAATGCTACGGATGAAGAGGTATTTCAGTTTGTACAAGAGAACACAGCAGAGTATAGAGCTATGGGTGGACGTATAGGTTATGCAGATGGTGATGAAGATCCAATAATAAAAAAATTAAGAATATTACCTGACACATTAGACAAAATAGCAGAAAAAATAGCACCCTTATTAGGTTATGAACCAGAAGATATTAAAAAAATAATAAAAGAAAGAGCTAAACAAGCTCAAGGCGGAAGAATAGGTTATGCCATGGGCACTGATGAGAAAGTAGAAATGGCAGCAGGCATCGAGGGCCTACCAGTAAGACAGAATAAAGCAGGGGTAAAGGAATTAGATTTAAGAGAAACAGGTGGATTTATTCAACCAGTTGGTATAAAAGAGAAAGCAGATGACATCCCAGCGATGCTTTCAAACAATGAATTTGTATTTACTGCTGATGCTGTAAGAGCAGCTGGTGGTGGGAATATTAATAAAGGTGCTCAAGTTATGTATGACACCATGAAAAAATTAGAGAGTAAAGTAGTATAATGGCAACAGAAACAGTATCATCGATAACAAGACCGGCACCATTTATTGAAGCTGCGGGTAAAACTTTTTTAGATGAATTACAAAAAGCAACTGGACAATTTAAAACAGCTGACCTATCTAAAGTTTTTGGTCCACAGTTTGTTGCCGGGCAAGGACAATTAACTCAAGATGCAATCGCTAAAGCTGGTGGACTAGGATCGTTTGCACCTTTTTTACAAACAGCAGCAGGTTTGGCACCTACTTCAGGAGCTCAGTTACAAAGTTTAGTTTCACAATTTAAGTCACCATATCAACAAGATGTCATTGATGCTACGTTAAGAGAGTTTGATGTGCAAGCTGCAAAAGGTTTACCTAGTATTGCAGCGCAAGCTGTATCTCAAGGTGTTCTTGGTGGTGGTAGAGAAGGAGTTCAAAGAGCAGAGTTTCAAGCAGCAAGCGACAGGAACCGAGCAGCACTACTTGCACAATTAAATCAATCTGGATTTGCTGATGCTCAAAAATCTTTACAACAAGCTTTAGCTAATCAATTAGGTTTAGCTCAAACAGCGCCAGCATTAGCCGCTGGAGAGATTTCTGGATTAACTACTTTAGGTGGTTTACAACAATCACAAGCTCAAGCAGGTTTAACAGCACAACAACAATTAGCACAACAACAATTAAATCAACCATTAACTGCAGCGCAAGCTTTAGGACAAGGTGTATCTTCTTTAATAGCTGGCTATCCTGGTCAAACAACTCAAGACCAAGTTGTAGTTCCAAGTTTAGCACAAACAGCTTTAGGAGCGGGAGCGACGCTAGCAGGAATATATAGGGCGTTTACTTAATGAAAATTTTTAGAAGACCAATGTTTAGAAAAGGTGGTGAGGCCATGACAGGTATCATGGAAAACGTTGCACCTAGACAAAACTATGCAGAGCAAGGAAACGTTTATGATGAGGCTGAAAAAATAATTACAGAAAGATTAGGCCCTGTTCAAAAAGGAGATCCACTAACAGATTTTTTATTAACTTACGGACCATCTTTAGCATCAAGTGCCTTACCTGGAGGAACTTTAAGAAATATAGTTGCTGCAGCTGATAAACCTGTGCAAAATCTTTTAGCTAGTAGAAGAGCTGCTAGAGATAGAGAAGAAGCTAGAAAATTAGCTGGTATTGAATTAGGTGAGAGTATGGCTGAAAGAGATTTAAAAAGAGAACTAGGTCAAATGAAAACTCAAGACTCTCTTAATTTACTTCCAACCTTTTTAGATTTATACGAAGGTGATTTAACACAAGCTCAAAATAGAACTAATTATGAAAAGTCTGGTTTACAAACTCAAGCTAGAGATGCGTTTGGTAAAAACTTTGCCGGTCTAGTGGGTGGAGACAGACACGGAGATATTGAATCTAAAACTTTTAAAAATAAAAAGAACGTAGGTAAAGTATACTACGATATAACAGATGGTAAATTTAAACGAGTTAGAAAAACTACAGAAGGGTTTGGTGTAGAAGTTGTTGATATAAATACATTTGATGTTGCAGCTGACGAAGCTGCAAAAGTAGATCCGAAAAAACCAGCATCAGGTTTATTTGGACAAAAAACAAAACCACCAAAAACATTAAAAGAGATTCTTCCTGATTTTACAAGACCGGATGATTTAGATATATAGGAGGTTAAATGGCAGAAGAATTTCTACCTCTTACTAAAACAGAAACAGACAATGATAGATCTTGGTACACATCTGTTGCAGCAGGTATTGCATCAGGTATAATCAAAGTGCCTGAAGGTGTGTTTTCTTTAGCAGCAGAACTTATTGATCTTGGCGCAGATACAAATCTTGCAGGCGATGTAGATAGATTTTTTGATAACTTAAATCCCTTTGAAGAAGTTGCTGAACAAAATGGATTAGGAAGACTTACCGAAGCATTAATTCAAGTAGGAGTGCCAGGTACGATAGGATTCAAAGCAGCTAACAAACTTGCAAGAAACATGACAGCAAGAGCAATAAAAGCAAAACGTACAAACGCTTTTGCTAGTTTTAAAAATAAAGCAGACAGAGCTAAATTAAGTAATGCATTAGATAAAGCCAAAGAATTAAATCAAAAAGCAAAAGTGCCAAGGTTTGCTGTAGGTATAATGGGTGGTGCAGCTGGTGAGGCTTTTGTTGCTGACGTTGAAAAGATAGGAACCTTTGGAGATATGTTTGAAGGAGGTCCAACACAATTAGATAGAAACGAATCTTATGGTAGAGAGGATGCTGCTAGAAGATTAGTCAACAGATTAAAGTTTGGATCTGAGTCTATTGCATTTACACCCTTTGTTTATGGTATTGGTAAAAGCGCCAAGCTTCTGGCATCAAGAGGCAAAGACTTAGCTTATAGTGATTCTCGATTTGCAAGATGGTTGGACAAATATATTAGAGCTCCTTTTAGTCCTAGGGGTGGATTAACAGAAGAATTGTTTGATGAAGAAAATGTTAAGAAAGCTTTGATGGCTTCTGATCAAGGCAGAGCAAAAGAGATTGTAGATAACATTACAAAAGAAGTAGATAGTTTTTATCCAGATGCAGAAAATATTATTAATAAATCTGGTAAAGCAGAAAGAACAAAATTTTTAACAGGACTTAACGAAGCTTTATTTAGTGGTAATATTAGAACACCTTTAAACAAAGATGCATTAGATGATTTGATTAATCAGTTTGATAATTTAAATGTATCTGCAGAAAGCAAAGGTAATATAATTGGTGGTCTTAATAATGCTCGAGAAGAATTTGTAAAATTAATAGATATATTAGATGCAAACGCTCAAGGAGCTAAACTAACAAAAGGTGTTTCTGACATACAAACATTATTAAAAGATAGAGTCAGTAATTGGATAGGCGGAACCTATAGAATTTTTGAAGAACCTAAAAGAGGTTTCTCTACACTTTTTAGTAGATACACACCTACTGATGAAGCTAAAGAAGGAGCTATAAGATTTTTTAGAGAACAGATAGCAAAAGAAGCAGGGGATACAGCTTTTGATGTAACAACAAGTGATAAGTATTTTAGAGAGGCAAAAGTACAAGTTGAAAGTTTATTAAACGCTGTAAGAAATAAAGGTAAACCAAAAGCTCTTGCTTTAAATGATTATGTAAATAAAACTATGGAGGGTAGACCAGGTGCAGATTTTGTAAAACAAGTTATAGATGATACTGCATTACCACCAAAAGAAATTAGAGAATTATTAGGAGAGATAACGGATCCTAGATATTCTATATACAATGCAATTACAAACTTATCTGGCGTGGCTAGAACCACTGCTTATTTATCTAGTGTAGTTGCTAAGAACGATGAAATACAACAAGCAGGAGGCAGAGGTTTTTTCTGGGCTAGTGAAGAAGCAGGAGAACAAGCGTTAAGATCTAATACTACAGGTATAAGAATGGTGCCAGTAGATGATATTGTAAAAGAATTACCTGGATCAGGTAAATTTGTAAACCCTGCAGCAGGTAAATTTACAACGGTTGAAATAGCAGAGGCATTAAAAAATTCAAACAACATAGCTAGTGGCCTTCAAGGTTTTGTAAGAGGCGAAGGTAAAGAAGGAGCGGAAGCTGTTGTAAGTTGGATGTATAGAAATTTATTATTATTTCCAAAAGGGGTATCACAATTAGCAAAAACTGTATTCTCTATACCTACACACTTACGTAATATATTTAGTGCGTTTGGTTTTGCTGGTGCTAATGGTACGTTATTTGATCCTGAGTTTTACACAAATGCATTTAAAGAAGGTATTGAGACATCAGGTTTATTAAAAGCTGGACCAGCTGGACCTAAAGCACAAGAAGCATACAGAGAGTTATTAGAGTTAGGAGTTGTAAACTCACAGGTACAGATAGCAGATTTAAAAGCTTTATTAACAGACGTTAAACTTGGTCAACAACTTGCAAACATAGATACAACAGTTAGTCCTTTTATGAACAAGATGAGAAAGTTAAGAGACTTCTTTCAAGGTAAGTATGTTGCAGAGGATGATACATTTAAGATTGCAAATTTTGTAGTTGAACTAAAAAGATTAAAAAATTACAAAACAAAAGGTAGACCTGTTGATAGAAGCGTAATTAAATTACCAGAGTCAGAATTAAATATAAAATATAATAGAGCAAGACAAAACGGATTCAAAGGTACTTTTGATGAATTTGCAGATGAGTTTGCATTAAAAACAGAGGCAGCTAACATAGTTAAAAACACGGTGCCTAATTATGCATTTGTTGGTTCTGCTGTAAGAACAGCTAGACTTTTACCTATTGGTAATTTTATGTCGTTTCCATCTGAAATGATTAGAACAACTACAAACATAGTTGAACAAGGTTTAAAAGAAATGAAACACATACCTGCTCCAGGTGTTAG